ATGAGTATGTCATCCATACCGTCATCTTCCCCCGGCGGAAAGCGCTATGGCTGGGTAGAGAAGATCGGTAACAAGGTCCCGCACCCGTTTTTGCTGTTTATCTATCTCATCGCCGTGCTGATCGCTGCCACGGCAATCCTCTCCGCCCTCAACGTTGGGGTACAAAACCCAACTGACGGTTCGCGGGTGGTGGTCAAAAACCTGCTCAGCGTGGAAGGATTGCACTGGTTTTTGCCGAACGTGATTAAAAACTTCAGCGGTTTCGCGCCGCTGGGCGCGATCCTCGCCCTGGTGCTGGGCGCCGGCTTTGCCGAGCGGGTGGGCCTGTTACCGGCGTTGATGGTCAAGATGGCCTCGCACGTCAGCGCCCGCTATGCCAGCTATATGGTGCTGTTTATCGCCTTTTTCAGCCATATCTCTTCCGATGCGGCGCTGGTGATTATGCCGCCGCTGGGGGCGCTGATGTTTCTTGCCGTCGGTCGGCATCCTGTCGCTGGTCTGCTGGCGGCGATAGCCGGCGTGGGCTGCGGCTTTACCGCCAATCTACTGATTGTCACCACCGACGTGCTGCTCTCCGGGATCAGCACCGAGGCGGCAAAGTCCATCGATGCCTCTTTGCACGTCAGCGTGATCGACAACTGGTACTTTATGGCGACCTCGGTGATCGTTCTGACGCTCGTCGGCGGACTGATCACCGATAAGCTGGTCGAGCCGCGGCTGGGCCAGTGGCAAGGCAGTCGTGATGAAAAGCTGCAGACGCTGACGCCCGGGGAGCGGTTCGGCCTGCGCATCGCCGGCGTGGCGACGCTGGTATTCGTGGCGGTCATCGCCCTGATGGTGGTCCCCGAAAACGGTATTCTTCGCGATCCGGTTCAGCATACGGTCATGCCCTCGCCGTTTATCAAAGGCATCGTGCCGCTAATTATCTTTTTCTTCTTTGTCGTGTCGCTGGCATACGGCATCGCCACCGGCAAAATTCGCCGCCAGGCCGACCTGCCGCAGTTGATGATTGAGCCGATGAAAGAGATGGCCGGGTTTATCGTGATGGTCTTCCCGCTGGCGCAGTTCGTGGCGATGTTCAATCGTAGCCACAAATCAGACCCTATAAAATATATATAATAATATCAGTCATATATAAAAATATACTGGATATCGAGACAGTTATATTTTAGGCTATTTTCACCCGTTTTAACCCATTATGTTGTTATCAGCACCCCACACAGCACCCCACAGTTTAAGGTTTGGATATGGCTTTCTTCACCATAGAGAAAAGATTACGCAGCGATGGAACTGCCCGTTATCGCTGTACTGTAGCCGTTAAACAAAATGGTAAGTACGTCCACCGGGAGAACAAAACCTTCTCCAAGAACACCCTTGCGAAGTCCTGGGGGGCTAAACGTGTAGCATACATTGAAGAGCATGGTCTCCCAGAGCCAGAAAAAGAGATGAAAGAGATCTCTGTTATAACTGTTGGTGACCTGCTTACTCAGTATGAAAACCACCCAAACATAACGCTCGGCGCATCAAAAAGAAGCTCTCTCCGCACCCTTGGCCGTTCCTTTCTGGCAGAAATCAAACTTACGGACTTGACCGCAAAACATATTATCGAGCACTGCCAGACCCGAAAAGCGCAAGGACTTGCGCCTTCCACTATCTCTCAGGACGTATCGTATTTAAGTGTTGCGCTTGAAGCGGCCAAGCCACTTTTTGGCGCCCCAGCTAATTTGAACGAATTATCTGACGCTAAAGTTTGGTTGAGAAATATGGGGATCACAGGTCCTTCACAGCGACGTAGTCGCCGCGCAAGTGCTACCGAGGTTGATCGGTTGTATGAAGTTCTTAAAGTTAAGGCCGAAACGGCATACACCGGGGCGCCATTACATCAAATATTTATGTTTTCCATACTTACATGTATGAGGGTTGGAGAGGTTTGTCGTCTTCTCTGGGAGGATGTGGACGATATTCAGCGTTCTGTTATCGTTAGAGACAGGAAGGACCCGAGGAAAAAAATCGGCAACCACATGTTAGTGCCCTTACTTGGTGATGCCTGGAGGATATTGACGATGCAGCCTCGTGTTGACGACAGGGTATTCCCGTTCAATCCGAAAAGTATAACAGCCATGTATCGGCGCGTTCGTGACGAGTTGGGGATTGAGGATCTGAGGTATCACGATCTACGGCGCGAAGGGGCAAGCCGTCTGTTTGAAGCAGGATTCAGTATTGAAGAGGTAGCGCAGGTCACAGGACATCGTTCACTCAATATATTGTGGCAGGTTTACACTGAGCTATTTCCGAAAACGCTGCATGAGAAATTCGATAAGTTGCAGAAAAGCAAAAACATTGAGTAGAATCAAAAGCGGTGCTCCCCCTGCCTGAGCCGGTGATGCTTCCAATTAGTAGAACATGTGTTTTTCAATAAACGTCCCGATGACTTTTTCGTGGATCTCTACTGAACGCGAGAAGCAGATTGTTTTACGAGCCAAGCGCTTAATGCGGGTGCGCAGCGTCAGGTTATTGCGCTCAATCCGTTGGGTGAATATTTTTCCGGTCAGATGCTTATCCTTCGGCACCTCCCGGCCATAGCTGCCCCAGTCGTCGCTGGTGATCATGCCGATGTTGAATGGCGTAAGCAGTGCCAGTAGTTCCCGGCAGGTTTCATCGGTACGGGGACCAAAAGTGTAGGCCAGTACACCCCCTGTTTTGGTGTTATACGCGTACCAGAGCCAGTGTTGCCGGGCTTTACTGCCAACGAAACTCCATTGCTCATCAAGTTCGCAGATAAGCGCCACATCAGCATGAGCAACGGGCGAAGACGTTATTCGCTTTGGCGTGAGTTTTTTAAAGTCCGGATGACGGTGTTAATGCCAATTTTCAGTGTTCTGGCGGTATCGCGAACCCCGGCGCCATTGAAGGCCATTTCAGTGATCAGCTCTTTAATGCCCGGCTTACGGGCCTCATAAGTGTAAGTGAGCTGAAAAACGCGGTGGCAGTCACGGCAGCGAAATCTGTCATGGCCTTTAGGGTTCTGACCATGGCGGTAGACCTGTGCAGACTGACAACGAGGACAATGAATGTTAACGCTGGCCATGAAAGAACCTCAAAAGCCCGCATTATACATCAGATTCAACTAATTAGAGGCATCACCCCTGAGCCCACGCCCACCCGGCAACTAATGCATGCTGCTGCCGGGTGGGATTTTACACCAAATCCTCACCCAGCCTCATGCAGTATGCTATCCGGGAAATCTTTATAAATCGTCTTCACCCCCTCCGAGCACATAGGCCACAGACACAATGTTTTAACTGCTCAGACCAGAAATATCTGGAAGCTTTAGGCATCTTCTTGGAAGATAGACGAGCGCAAAGACGCACACAGCAATGATGTTATGTAGTATTTTCCCCTTGAGTGTGCCTGCTCAAGGGGATTTTTTATCGCCGTATTGTACTGGCAAATATTTGTAAATAGTCTTCCCCCCCCACGCCTGTCACATCGGCCACACGCGACTGGACAGGCGGTTAGTCCGGTATGTTTCTCGCGCTACTACTGCTTACGTTAACGTCTGGTAATGATCTAGCGGCGCGACGTAAAGCGGCGTTGAAAGCAATTATAGTGACCGGCCGGCGATGGTACTTCACACGGTTAGAATGACTCTGAAATAAATAAACATCTTCTGGATAGCGTTCTCTTCTACGAGCAATCATCGCCTCCACTGGAGGGGTTGATTTAACACGTAACTCCTTCAGGTGACCCTGTTTTCGTATCAGTATCAAGTCACCATCAATATCATCATATCGAATACTCAGCAGCCTTCCAGCGCTTAAACCCGTGTGAAAAATTAACGCCCACAAGTCAGCCCATGTATCTGAGATGGAAACAAGATTGCTGTTAATAGTTAAAAATTGCTCAAAACTTATTGTTTTCTTACCGTTCACGAACAAACCAAACTGTTTTCAAAGCTGAATGAATTGATTAAGCCAAACGTAACATATCAGGAAAAGTAGTGAAATCTTAGTCTTCAAGTCGCCGGGAGGTACTTGTAGATTGTTTTCACGTCTACACCTATCACATCGGCTACCTGCTGCCTGGTAGCGCCGTTCTCCAGCATTCGGCGGCACCGCTCCACCACTTCTTCAGTCATTACCCGACGGCGTCCTCCAACTCTCCCCTGCTCCCTCGCTGCGGCTAAACCGGCTCGGGTACGCTCGACGATCAGCTCACGTTCCATCTCCGCCAGGGCGCTCATGACGTGGAAGAAAAAGCGTCCTGCTGGCGTACTGGTATCGATGCTGTCAGTCAGGCTGCGGAAATTCACCCCGCGCGCCTGCAGCTCCGATACGAGCGTAATCAGATCGCGCACGCTGCGGCCCAGCCTATCTAACTTCCACACCACCAGCACGTCCCCTACTCTGAGTTGCCGCATCGCGCGTTTTAGCCCTGGCCGCCTGGCATTCTTCCCACTGGCCGTGTCTTCAAAAACCAGCTCACATTCTGCGCGGATCAGCGCGTTTTTCTGTAAATCGAGATTTTGATCCCCTGTAGAGACGCGTGCATAGCCAATCAGCATGTTGTAACCCTCTGAAATTGTTGATTGTAAAAAGCTCCGCTCTTTCGCTCAAACCCTCGTTTGTGCGAATACCGTTTTGGAGCAAAAAAACATGGCCTTTGATCCGCCTCTTGGGAGCACTTCGCCCGCGGTGCTGCTCGATAACGCTAAGCGACTCGATGAGCTGACGAACGGGCCTGCAGCTACTGTTCCCGATCGTGCAGGTGATTCACTTAAGTCGTGGAGGCTTCAGCAACAAGAAATTGCTAATACCCTGGTTAATTTCCAGGAGAACGGCGGTGCTATGGGTTTCAGTTCTTTGCAGGAACTGCTGGCCTTTACACCTGATAAAGCCAATGTTCTGGCTGTCGATACCAGTACAGGAGAACAATATTTGTGGAATGGTACCGAGTGGGCACCTTCTGAATACCAGGTCAATTCGCAGATTAAATCGCTTAACGAAATCGTTGAGAAAAGCCACAGCACGAAGTTCTTTCATCGGTGGAAAGACAGGATCGGAACGATTATCGCCGGGTGGAAAAACGATGATGTGGGCGGTGTTTATTTTCTGTCACGTCTGCTGAAGTTCGGCCCGAATGGTTTTTTTGGCGCGGGCATGCAACTGTCAGAAAATGAGATATCGAATAAAACCATCGCATTCAAAAAGGGGCTGGACGGTAAAATCAGAATCTTCGATAAACGCGGCGTGATGCTGGCCTCGATTGAGAACGGCAAACTGCAGATGGCCAAAATGAATATTGAAACCATGCTGCAGTTAGCTGTTAAGTCCGGGAATACTTCTCTAACCATCAAAAAAGATGGCAAGGGGATCAGCGTTTCTGACAAGCGGGGAGTGGTATGTTTCAGGATTGATGAAAGGGGTTACGTTCACGGTAATTTTGTGAATAAAGGCGGGAGCGCCACTCCGGTTTTGACTGAGGAACAGATTATTCAGCAGCTTGAAACTTCAGCCTTTGCAAAGCAGTCAAACCGCTTCAATAAAATTTTCAGTTGCTCTCCAAAGTCCCGTAAAAAAGTAAAAGTCATTCTTGTTTACGGGCAGTCTTTCGCTGCTGGCGCGCAAAGCAATGCAGCGCTCACGACTACACCGCTTTATGGAAATGTGATGTTGGGTCAGTCGCCTCGAGGATCATTCTTCTCTAACCCTCCGGCAGGGAGTGAGGTATACGGGCCGGTTGGCGGGGAGAATAAATTTTATCCTTTGCATGAAGTTTGTCAGGACGTGGACGGAACCATTATTCCGCAAAGTGGATATGGCGAAACGATTTGCTCAACGGTAGGCAATGAGTTCAAGCGCCTGCACAACGAAGCAATGGGGGTCGCTAATGACGATGACATGGTTGTTTGTGTAGGTAGTTGCGGTGTATCCGGGCGGTCGATTGCGCAGCTACAGAAAGGAGCATCCCCGGAGCTTTACAACAGAGTTGAAACCTTTCTTGCAGGCGTCGCGGAGGCCTGTGCAGCTGATGGGGTGGAGTTTGAGGTTATCGGGATCATTTACCTGCAGGGAGAAAATGATAATTCCGCCAGCACCACTTACTATGCCACCCAGTCACAGACTATGCGGCAAAACCTTATTAATTCCTGTAAGGCGGCATCCGGGCAGACCTTCGATCCAATTTATTTGATCAACCAGATTGGTAACACCTATATCAACACAATGGGCGTACCACAGGCGCAGAACAGACTGCCGGAGCAGGCCGACAAAACCATTCTGGTTGGTTCGTATCAGGGACTGCCTAATCCCGGCGCACATCTCTGTTCGAACTCATACCGCAAGCTGGGTTGCCTCTTCGCGCGGGAACTATGGCGCTATTACTCTGGTAATGGTGATTTCACTTTTCGGATACTGAAAGCTGTTCATCGCGAGGACAAAGTTTATTTGTCTCTAACGCCACGGGTAGCGCCACTGAAGTTTTCTGCTGTTTACGATAAATGGACAGAGACACTCCACGCAGATAAGGGGATAACGCTCTCAGATGGTGCCGGGACATTTTCCCCGGAAGATTTTAGCGTTGAAATAGTTTCTGACCGTGTGATCCGCATTAATGCCAGTCGTGCCTTAACTGGATCAGTGACTGTGTCCCTGGGCGATAAAAGCCATAACGGTACTCATAATATTAGCGACTCGTCAAATGAAGTTGGTGGGCTTAACTGGGTATACGGAATAAACGGTCAGTATACTCAGGAAAATATACCTTCTCTCGTTAATAAACCTTACGCGCTCAATAATTTTGCCGCCATTCAACAAATTCAGTCAGAGGAAATTAAATATGTCTCTTGATTTAGTTATGGGTGATTCTGTGTTTGCATCCGGGATAGGTATTGATGTTCCTGTATCAGAAAACCTGCTTTCTTTTGGTCTTGGGGGCGATCTTTTCGGTGTGAATCTTGTAGAAGATGGCGTGCAACCGACAATTGTCGGTGCACCTGCCAGGCTGGACGCATATTCAACGCTGCTTGGTCCGGGAGGGTATCTTGATCTGAATATTAAGGAGTCGGAAAACTTCACCTACTTTGCAGTGTTTAAACTGTGGAATTCGGGCGGGGGCAGAAATACGCAGCTTATAGGCACATTCCAGAGTTATGCAGCAGATGGCACTACCGCAGTGGTGGGATCAGGGATTGTTCTTGAGGCTCAGGGATACCGTGATGTTATCTGTTCAACGTACGATGGCGGCACTGGTTCATCTTCTGCAAACAACGTGATAATAACGGATGTTTCTGATCTGCCGACAACAGAAGCTGCAGCCTCCTGGCGCTGCCTCATTGGCTGCTATGACGGAACTGGCATTAACGGCACACCGCGACTCAAACGTATTATGGATAAAACGTCCGGAAAATCCAGTTCCTCGCTGACGCCGACGGGTGTGGTTCGTGATATGCGTGGGACATCTACTATCAGGGTAGGGAATACTGGCCCTAGGGTTACTCAAACGAAATCGCTGGCATTTATGGGATATGCTTGCTACGACCGCCAGTTAACTAATACAGAAATGGATCTGATGTATAACCGGTTTAAAGATATTGGTGAAGTTCAGGGAATGTTACTTTAATAAAAGCCCCCGGTTCAAACCGGGGGATAGATAATTATCCATTATTAAATGAATCTGGAGGCGCACAGGTTGTAATCGGCAGTCAGTATATCGGTGGCCGTCAGGCCGGATGTACCGACATCATCAACCCGTGCGCGATACAGCATACCAGTCCAGGACAACGGAAACGGATTGCTCGTTCCAACCCGTCGCGCCGTGGGCTCTCCGGGTGGTGTCGCCGCCAGCGCAGATGTTGAGGTGAACACCACCACCTTATCGATATAGGCGCGAACAGTATGCTGCGTGCCATCCGCGCTGAACTCGCATTCAACGGCGAACTGATGCCGCCCACCATCAAACAGGGGGAGCAGATTGCTGGTCACTACGTAGTTTTTTCCTCGCACGGCCAGTTCTATTTTGGTCGGTTGTCCGGTTTCATCGGTCGTCGGCACAACTGATAACAGCGCATTAGCATAGCCATTCGTCTCGACCGTGGAAAAATGCAGGAGCTGATTGTTGAAGGTGGATAGTGACCCGGCTTTGGTAACCTTAACCCACCCCGTAAACATCCAGTGCGTATCGCTGACTTTCATGCAGCCTGCGGCATCCAGATCAAACCCGTCATTTTTTACGCCAGCGAACACCATGCCTTTGTTTGCTGCGCTGTAGGTTTTAGCCAGGGAAAACGCCCCGGTGTGATCGTTATAGGTTAGATCGTGGATTATCGCTCCAGCAGCTAAATCTTTACCTCCTCCCATTGCGTCGACGGCCATATCAAATACGCTACGGGTACCTTTGTTAATGCTTTTATCTCGATAAAATTTCTTCCCGGTATCGTTAACCACTCCCTTTAACACCTCAATTCTTCCACTCATTACAATACCCACCCTTTTAATTTCATAAAGTTGTAAACGAACTCGGCATTAACATCTGCTCCGGCATACAGCGCATACTCTGGTGTGACTGAACCCGATATACTCTGGCTGGGGTGCAAATTGTCGTAACGTAACGATCTCGGTGTTACGCCATTATTGATATCTTCGACATCTCCTGGCGACGTCGGATTATAATGATTCATAAAGTTTTGCAGCAGATCGATACCATTAATCTGGCAATAATTATCTGGAAAATTCTGTTTATATAAATTATTTAAAATACGGACGTAATTATTGGTTGAACCCGTTGGCTCAGTCCCACCAGGAAAATCAGGCAATATCACAAATCGTTTTCCTACCGATTTAAGCCATGACACCATCGCCAGCGCGTTACTGATTATCAAATCAATCTCAGAAATGTTATTTCGACCCAGCCAGAAAATATTAATACACTCGTCATGCTGATCGTAACGGGTTCCACCCGGCGCACCGTTGGTTACAGAAAACCCTGTTATCGGATAAACGATCACCGGAGTGGGCACACTGACTGTCACCGCAGCGCCTGCAGCAGTCCTGGTAAACGTCGCATTCGTCCCGTCCCAGCCAAACATCCCGTCAATACCCGCAAAGGAGCAGGCAATACTGGTGGCGGCAGCATTACCAAAAATGCGATTTGGGCCGGGTTTAGCGGGGCTTAACGTCACTGCACCAGATGCGGGGATGACACCGCCAGCAGGAGTGTAAAACGTTCGGGCAGCTCCCTGGCGGCTGGCAACACCTTCCGATGTCAGTCCAGACTTGCCAAAGTTGTAGGTATAAAGGCCTGTCAGCTGGGCGAGCCGTGAAAGAAAGCGGCCGTTCTCCATGAAGCTGTGCCCCCATCCAACCAGTTTTGGCCTGGCGATATAGGGATATTCTTTAAAGTCTGGGCCCTCGGCATAGAACAACCCGCCGGGTGCATTGTCGGCTCTGTCTGACGTCCATACGATCCGGTTTAGAATATCCGGCCGGGGATTCGTTTCGTTGCTGCTCCCTGATGTTACGGCGATTTCTTTCTTATTCTCAGTATCATAAACGCGAACCTGTGATTTCCCGCTGGCGTCGAGCTGCGAGAATGGTGCATAGGGGTTAACTTTAGGCGGTTGTAAAGAAAACAGATAAGCCTGTTGCCATCCGATGGAACGCTGTATGTACTCATCCAGATCAAACTGAATGTTTTTATCTTCGTCCAGGATGACATATCTCGCGGGGTTCAGCTCATACTCACCCGATGCAGAGCTGAATTCCGTTGTGCCGCTGAGCACTTCGAGGTTTGTTTTATCCATCGTTCCCAGGATACCGGCAGGATTAATACTTTCCCCGTTAACGGAAAGGCCGCAGAAATCAAATAAACCGTTTTTGAGCGCGATCAGAATGTTGTATTCGCTGTCCACCACAACAGAATCGTATTCATCGTTTAATTCTGTCATCGTCCTGAAAGTCGTGGTTTCAGACAATGCCATCAGCGGGATCAGTTTACTGACCACAATATCGGAGGGCATACGCCTGCCTGTCGCGGTGAGTGTGCCACCGATATTGATATATTCATCTGCGAGTGCTTCGTCGGATGTGCTACGAACGAACGTTGCAGAGCCGGCCGGGATGTTCGCGATATCCGCCTGTGCTTCCGCGAGGGTCATATACTGACGGCTCAACGGAACCAGGTTGCGCCGGATATCGTCCAGCGTATTCGAAATCCGCGACATGATACCTCGCCAGGTATCCAGATCAGCCCCTTCGCGGTCAGGGTAGACCAGCGCCAGGCTATTCAGCAAATTATCCAGGCGAGTGGCGTTATCGAGCAGCACCGCGGGCGACGTGCTCCTAAGTGGCGGATCAAAGGCCATGTTTTTTGCTCCAAAAAGAGGCTTCGCCCAAACGAGGGTTTGAGCGAAAGAAAAGTTGAAAGGGATTTTTTGGTATTAAGCGACGTCGCCGGGGTATGTGGCGTCGTCGTACTGGTAGAACGATTCCAGGTATTCTTTAGCGGTGACCTGGCAGGTTCCGTCTGACTGCGGAGCGATCTCCTCTACAATAACGTCGTAGACGTGGCGCGTTGAGCCGCAGAACACCAGGCGGATCGGCTCGATGGTTGCCGACGACAGGTCAACCTTCATCGGGTCATCAAACTCGCTCAGATGCGGGACTGACAGCTGAAAATCACCCACCCTGCTCGCCACCATCAGCCCGGATGCAGAGCCATCCTGATAGCGGATCAGCGCTCGGGGATTTTCGAAAGACCAGTCCAGCGGCTCCGTAACGGTGAACGTTGTCACGCCACCAGCCGTTGTCATCGCCTCCACCAGACAGGAAATCGTGTTGTTACCCGGAATATCATCCGTGAGCACAATGCGATCGCCCGTGTTGTAGCACAGCGCGTCCAGCTCGGTAGTGGTCTGGAACGTCACCCGCTGCAGCAGGTATTTCATCAGGCGACGCATGCCGATCTGATAGGCGTGGTCCTGAGTCAGTACCCCATCAAGTTTGTAGTTCTCGATTTTCACCGGCGTGGGATTGTCCGGCGTCCGGCATTTAACGGTCTCCTCTGCCCAGGTAGTCCCGTTGATGTACGTCACGTCGACACCATCAAAATCATCGTCGGACGGTACGGTAAATCCGCTCTGCAGCTCCTCCACCATCTCATGCGGAGTGATCACGCCAGTCCAGGGCTTAATCCCTTCCCTGTTTACCGTCGCCAGGCCATCGCTCAACAGGAAGCGGGACTTCCCGGCATTGGCTATCTTCTGCAGCATTTCCAGCGCTGAGATACTGTCGCCCGTGGCGAAATCGAAATTTTCCCCCCGTGGCGTCCAGTACGCGGACTCCAGCGCGTTGATGGTGTCGACATCCATCTCCAGTCCCAGCGAGTTTCCGACATGCAGCAGAGCACCCGAGATAGTTCTGGCCGTTCCGGTTTCATAGGCCCGCGTGGCCACAACGTTTACGCGGCGGTCCGACTGAGCCGCCAATTTTCCCCCCGTCTCAACGGTCACCGCCATCAGCGACACGCCGGGATAGGATGAAGGGCGCGTCAGCAGTCGCCCGCGCAGTGCCTGCCAGTACATCGAATCCCTGGCGTTGTTTGAGCCCTGCTCATTGCGCCGGCGACAGCGAACCTCTACCAGCCCCGGAGAACTGAGGGTAATCCGCTCAGTGAAACCTAACCCGTTGACGTTTTTCAGCGCATACTCGCCCTGGTGACTCACCCACCCCGATCCGGAACCGTAGACGCGATACTGTATCTCCCACTCAACATGCCGAAGCCGCTTTTTCCCCTTGCTGTCAAAGCCACAGATGCCGTTCGGGAAGGAGAAATTCACCTCGAACATATCGACGGTCTCATTTTCAGGGCAAACCAGGAACGGCCCCAGCCAGCTCAACGTGTCGTTAAGACCAGTGGCCTCATAGTCGATCATCGTCCGGGCGGTGAATCCCGGCCATGACTCATCAACGGCACCATTAACCAGGCGCGCCACCGCCGCCGTCGTGCCGTCGGTAGAGACAATGCGGTACTCATTCCCGCGGTGAGCAAGTGAAAGCCGTTGCCCCCCCTCCGGCATGCCGGAAAAGGCTGTTCCCGTGGCGCTGTTATAGGCAAGCGTCACATTCGCCGTTACCGCCGGGCTGCCGCCGGTTGATGCCGTGCCGGAGGTGTAAACCGGGGCATCACCGAAAACAGCTGCAGGCAGCGAAGAGGACGTGATCGCCCCACCCGCGAACGGACTGGCCGACTCGGTTATCAGTACGGTGCCGCCGTTGTCCTGTGCAACCAGGCCGGAGCCGGTGAGTCCCTCGGTGATGGCCGCCAGCAGTCCCGACATCGAGACATAGTTAGCCACCAGCGACACCGGGTAGGTAACCCCCTGCCAGGTGATCGTGAATGTGCTGGAGCTGGTCGAAAAGTCGTAGGTGGTCGGGGCCGCACTGGCCTGGAGTTTTGCCGCACTCCCCCCGGCGCCGGGCACTGCAGCCTGACCGGGTGTATATGACGCGATAAACAGATCGTAATCGACAGAGTTAAACCCCAGCGTCACCGGCATACCTACTACCGGCGCGATCTCCGTCAGCAGCGGGCTGGCGATAACACTGTATCCAGCCGCCGTGGTGATCTGGTAGTTCGCCGGGGCTTTAAGTTCGACCACGGCGCCAGCGACCCAGCTGGGCGGCAGTGCGTTATCGTTCTCGTCATTATCGTCATCATCATCCGTATCCAGCCCCGTAAACGTCACGCTCGATCCGGAGACGGTCATGCTGTCTGCGATAATGTCGTCTGCGTCCGGCGACGTCTGGGCCATATCCAGCCCGGTGCCGGATGACGTCCCACCAACTTCGGTGGAGTTGACCCAGTTTTCGCTGCGCTCATCACCGGAAACGTCCGCGCCTGGCGGGTAATGGGTGCTGCTGAATCCCGGTAGCGTTGAAGCTGGCGTACTGCCAACCCTGATATCGCCATTGGTATAAATCAGATCACCGACACCGAGACACAGCAGCATCTGGAAGCGCATTTTCGTAGGATCGGCGGCATCAAACCGGGTAACCGGCTGCACCACATAATCAGGGTAGATACGCACCCGGCCAAAAACCTCACGAATGGCATCACCGAGTTTTGCGGTATTCGCCTTTGCCGGGTTCAGGTCGAGACTCCGCCCTGTAGATGAGGTATAGCCTCCCGTATCGATGTTGCTCATCATAAACAGCGAATAGGCTGCAGCGGCAACGGAGATACCGACGCCGATCCACGCGATTGTGGCTGCCTCCAGCCCGAAGGGAACCGGATAAAGCCTGACATCACTATCAGGGCGAATCACACACTTAGCCCACTCGCCTGGCGGAATTAACAGCCCCTCAACCTCAACGGTCAGCGGTGGGACATCCCGATCCTCGTAGCCTTCAACATTTGCTACCAGCCAGCTGCGAATACTGGTTACACCATGCTCATGCGTTTCGAGTGGTTCACCGGGAAGCCGGGACGGGTAAAAACGAATGGTCATCGCCAGAACTCCACTTTGACAAATCGACGCTTAAACCGCGGCAAGGGCAGAAAGGTGACGTTCGTGCCTGGGTTGCATTCCGCCACATGCAGCAGGCCACCGATACTGACCACGATCCCTACGTGGGTGACGGTAGACCCGGAATAGCAGGCCACCCCAGCCCCTTCGCAGGGTTCGCAGCGCTCAAGGGTAAGCATCATCCGGCGCGCTTCCCGGTCGAGGCCGCCGTCGTCTTTGGTGACCCCGGCAAAATCGGGCCAGACGGGTAAATTCAGGTCGCGGCGTATCTCGTTCACAATGCCGAAGCAGTCAAGTTTTGGAAAAGAGCGACCGCCCTTCTGCCATTTAACAGAACGGTATTTATCAGGGTTGAACATTGGGATTCCTTAGCTGATATAACGCAGTCCGGGGAATACAGGTAGCGTGTAGCGGTAACGTGGCCAGGCGGTATCGAGGATATTCATATAACCCGCGGTAATCTGCCCTTCGGTCGCAGTCCAGTAACCAGACTTGATTTTCAGCGTATACGGCACTTCCGCAGGGGCCGCTAAATCCGTGGAGATGTAACGCCGGTACGTCAGCAATGCAGACAGACGGTTAGCCAGCGCATTGCGGATCGCCGTGGACACAACGCCGTCGATATTGCACAAGGCAAATTTGAGGTCCTGCGTGCCGTCCGCATTGCGCGCCGGCAGAGCAATGTCTATCGTACAGGCTGAAAACGTCACGGTATCGCCGTTCTCCGTCGTTGCCATAATATCCTCGTAGCCCTGGCACAGATAATGGACTTCAGAACCAATGGTGATCTGCAGCGTCTCAATGATCACCTCCGGCCCGCTGCTGGCGTAGAGGCGGTTGAGTTTTGTCATGATTTTTACCCAATAAAAAAGGCCACCCGAAGGTGACCTTAAAAATTGGTGTCGAATGTGGGTGTACCCTCACCGGCAGGATCGCTATTCCGCGCTTTATTTCACGCTCCGGCTACGGAGCGGCATGAAGGACTTTCCCACAAATCGACACAAGTGATTATGAAGGAGAAACGGTTTTAATCAAGCCTTGGGCCACTCCTTATTCAGCGCAATATCCAGCAGTGAGCTGCCGACGATCCATTCCGGGTAATGCCCCCATCCAGACGGCGGCAATGGGCGCTCCCAGAGTTCTACAGGCGCGGTATATCTCCAGTAAAGCCCGCCTTCGGGAGTGGGGCCTTTATAAATATCCGTGAAACGACACACGTAATTTTTCAGCCCTACAGGCGTTAATAACGGTATGTTGAACCACGCCGCCCCATCTGATAACTCATCCCGAAACCACGCCTCAAAGGCCTGAGCCTGGGCGTCAGAAAAAATCCAGGCCAGATCTGTTTGAGTTGGTGTCGAAGTATAGGCACGCCGCTGTCGTGCCCGGCCAGTTACCATCTGAGTCCGTTTCAGAGGAGATACAGGAGTTAAACCAAAACTCTCTTTAAGCGGTCCAGGCAGGTAAGCGGAGGGGTAATAAAGCGTTGTGGTGATAGCCATTAGCTAATTTTCCTCCCCGAGGTAGTTTTCCCCATCAAGACCTTATGCAAATCACCCTGACCGCTTGCGACTGAATTAACCGCCTTCCGGTATCCCCTTTCTGCCCCCTCATCTGCAGCTTTACGGACCAGCGCCAAAGTTGCATCGGAAGGGTTACCATTGATGGGGATATTGATTGTGGGCGAATAAAGCGCGCCGCCGCCTGTGGACTGGTTTGCTACTCGATCCAGAGTGGCATCCAGTTTGGCGCTGGTTTTAGCAGTCGTAACGCGCTCACCTTTCTGCAGGAGCCAGGTTCCAGTTTCGGGCACAGAGTCGATACCGTCATGAGCCTGGCCCTGAAGCGCCGATCCGATAGCAGTCATAAACACACCAGCAGCAGCTGCCGCAGCTATTGCTTGGGTTGACGCCACCACAGGCCCTACATAGGGAACACCAATCCAGGCAGTGAAGGCACTCAACGCTGCCATTGCTACCTGAGCAGCCGCATATTGCAGTAATGCAGCCCCAACAGATTGAATGAATGTCGCCGCAAAGTCCTGAGCGTTTAATTTACCGGTTTCCGCCCAGTTAATTACCATATCAGTTAAACTACTAAACGTTTGGGCACCTACTTGCTGCATATTTGCATATAGGTTTGAATATGCAGTAGCTTGATCTGATATTCCAGAAACGAAACCTGCAACACCATCGTTTTGTAACTCATCTAACTTCTTATAATGTTCCTCTTGAATTCTTAGCCTTTCATTCAGCGAGTTTTGAAGCGCTTCTTTCTTTTTATCGTATAGACTTTTATCAATATCTCCAGACTGAAATTGATTTAAAATCTCTTCCTGTCGAGCAGCAAAATCTTGCTGAATGTCATTATTATCCTGCATGCGTGAACGTTCACGACTACCAGAATAACGGCCTACTATTTGGTTATCAAACCCTTGGCGGACTAACTTATTCTGTCTTTCGAGATCTGAAACATATTCAGCTATTTTCGCATTTTCCTGATTAAGCCGTAACTCTTCCTTCTTGGAATCAAGGATTTTAGCCGCAGTTCGAAGTTGTTCCTTCTGCCCTTCTGATAATTTTTTCAGGTTTCCGCTGGTTATATCAAAATTAATCTTCTCCAGTTCGGTTACTTCTGCAGTTTTTTTACCTGTTGTTTCAATTAGGGCGGCCTGCTTTTGTAAATCAAGCAGTCTATTTTTGAAAGCATTGTCAGTAGGATTGCTTTTTGGTTTTGTTTTTGGCTGGTTCTGGTTAGACTCCCCTTTGCCCAACGAAAAATCATTATCTTTAGAAGTGTCAATGCCAAGATCAGAAAGTAGAGATGTGAGCCCTTTCGCTCCTCTACCTACCTGCTCCGGAGTCATGCTTGACTTTATCGCGCGAAGAAATTGAAGACGTTTAGTTAAAAAGTCTAATTCGTCTTTTTGTTCCTTACTTTGATTCCCTCGTTTGTTAAGGAATTCAATGCGCTGTGCAATATCACTTTCATCAGCAGCGTTATAATTACCAGATACAGCACCGATACGAGAGCGGGTATAAGTTGCAATGGCCCCCAGGCCACCAGCAATACGCCCCACAACCCCGGCAAGGCTTATGGCTTCACCAACCAGGTCTGATAGCCCCTGAAGAACAGCAGGATCGGTGAAGACGTCACGAATATCATCAAGCCCATCCTGCAATGGTGTAAGGTCAACCTTAGCCAGCCCCGAAGCAATTTCCATTTTAAGGCCGCGGGCGCTAGTCTCTATGTCCTGAAAGAACTGATTAACCTTAACAAGGTTATCAATATCTTCTTGCGGTGGAGCGACACCAAAATCTTTTGATAGCTGGATAAACTGTTTCAGCTTTTCGTTGTTGTTATCGAACAACGGCAGCATTTTTGACAGATCATTACCCAGACTTTCGAGAATATTTGTTTTCCCGGCCTGAGTGGGGATTTTCTGTAATGCTTCACTGATTGCCATCAGCTGCTTATCTGGGGATTGTTGAGCCAGCTTCTGAGCTGAAAGCCCCAAAGTATCCAGCGCCTGAGCAGCCTCACCTGATTTATTCAGGACCGCATCGCCGACCTTATCATTAATGTCTTTGAAAATATCGGCTATGTTGTCACCGGTTAAACCGGCTTGTTCAGCAGCGTATTGCCAGGATAACAAATCCTGGGTGGACATTTTAAGAGATTTTGCCCAGCGATCAGCTTCTGTAACCTGCTGTGCAGTATTTTTAACAATGGCTAACCCAGCAGCACCAATGCCAACAGCTGCTGTAGCCGCCGCAGCCCCAACAGCAATGATTGACGAACTTACCTCTTTAGCGTCTTTTTTTACCTGGTCGCGCCACTTCTGAGAAGATCTTTCGGCTTTATCCATGCCCTGAACAAATCCACCTACTTTAGCGATCAGATCGATTGTTAACGTACCGAGGGACTTGCCAGCCATTCAATTTTCTCCAGGCAACAAAAAACCCCGCCGAAGCGAGGTTTTGGTTTGTTTATATATTGGTTAAAATTATTTAACTTTTCCCGTATAGCCCGCATTCACTTGAGCATCAGCGGAATCTATTTTCCCATGAGAGTAAAAAATAGTATGTGCTTCAGCACCTGTATATCCACCATAAGAGTTTTTAGCATTAATGGTTATTGGAATAAGCCATCCATATCGCATAGCCCCTCCTGATTCAGCTAAAATGCCATCCTTAAACCATGCTTTCTCTGGTGTACCAAAAGTATAATGAGCAGAATATGGGTCTTTTAACATCCTTCCCCACCAATCCTTTATCTGCTGCTGATAGTTATCCGGTAACACTCCATAATCAGCCGAATGCAACTGAACTTGGCTAGGTGGATTTGCTGCGCACGCAGTTAACAATAATGCAAATAACATAATCGCTATTTTCTTCATATCCCTATCCCAGTGGTTATTGTCGTACTGATGATAGTGATCACTGCAGCGATTTAAAAGTCATCACTGCCAACTTTTCATAGCTTCTTCCAGAGATAATGGCGCTTCGTTGATGTGCGGTGCAAAGTCACTTACCTTGAACGGCGGCGTGTTCTTTGCCTTATTGATGTTAGCCAGGACAGACGCCACCAGCGAAGCCCCCCACTCGGTACGCATCATGATATTGAGCGGTCCGTACTTCTCACGGTACTTGAGCCAAACCAGAAATTCCCTGCGACTCATCCGCTCCTGAGCCTCTGCGATGGTGCGGCCGCCGATGCCGTTCATCACCAGTTCGCACCAGAATTCATCCTCGCCGGTTAGCTCGTAGTCTTTCCCAGTTCGTTTACATCATGAATTGCAGCCAGGAGGGCCATAACGATCGGACCGTCCAGCGCCCCACGATCTGGGGTAGCAGTCCCAAGAATGTCAGCCGCGGTAAACACTGGGGCGCCGTGCTGATCGCAAATATGCGCCGCAATGCGCTCAGCAATCGGGTCCGATTTCCCGTTATACGCCAGCAGTTCAGCTTTAGTGGTGTGGTAGCCCATCGGGCGCACATAGACGGTTGCGATATGCTCTTTCCCGTCACGGCCTTTCCACTTAATTTCTTTTTCCACGGGACGCCCGGTAAAGGCACCGGTTTCTTTTAACGTATCGAGAGTAAGTTGCATTTCAGCTCCTGAACAGAAAAGCCCGGATAACCGGGCATATTAATTACGCTGCGGCCTTAGGCACCCATACGGAAGAGCCAGACCGCTGGATCGTGGCGGAGGTCGTCACAACAGCGTTACCCTGAAAATCAAACGGGAAGTCAGAAACGTAACCCTGGAAAATGAACCAGGTGCGATCCGATGGCAGCATCAGGCCATCAACAGCATCCTCAGCGCCAGGAGCGGCGGCTGTCGGGACACTGGTTCCATCTGACCAGCCAACCGCAAAAGTTAACGGCGTCTGGTCATTCGCTTCAGCGAGGCCATGCAACATAATGTGGCTGGCGTTCGTCGGATCAGCGTTAAGCCCGACGGTTGCGGCCGCAGGCGTTTTAAGCCCCTTTTTGTAGGTTCTGGAATCCCGCTCACTCAGACAGGTATCTTCAATCTGATCGGCAGGGTTCCCGCCGGGGTTGAAACTGGTGATGCATTCAACCTCGCTGACCACGCCAGACTTGAGCACAAAAAACTGCGTGCCTTGCGTTAATACAGACATGTTTTGTCTCCATAAAAGAAAAACCCGCACAAGGCGGGTCAGTTTGGGGTTGTTGGTTATCTGGTCGTTATCCAGTCAACATCGAAGGAATAGCGGTATCGCATTGTTTCAGGATCGCGGCTTTGTTCACCCCATCGGGTGATATAGGCCTTGCCCTCAATTGCGTCGCGTAAAGCACGGGCAGCAGCGATCACGTCGGTGTCAGTATCGCCATAGACATCAACCTGCAGAGAATAGTGATCCGCATCTGGCCGCTGGTTCAGATAATTTTCAGGGTTGCCGCCTATGTTTTGCCAGACTGCATAGGGGTAAACGATATTATCGTCCTGCATACCGAACGGATAAAGCCGCACGGGATTAGAGCCTAGCAAATCCCTGACTTCCTGGCTGGCTGCGCAAACTGCAAATATTGGAGCAATCATACCGGAGTTCCTTTTTTAGCCGCCCGTCGCACAGCCCGATCAATGGACTTTTCCAGCTCCAAAGCAAAAACGTTAATCACATCGGCATCGACCCCATTCAGTGCAGGCCTAATTATTGGCCTCGCTGCAGCATGTTCTGTGCCGAACTCCAGGAATCGCCAGTACTAGGTATCCCCGCCGGGATTACCTTTATCTCCGGCAGTGTTATAACTTTTACCCGCCCTGCCTTTTCGGACGTTGGCCTTTGTATTGGCGTATTGCCTGGCGCCGCCCATCACCCCGACACGAAACGTTGGATCGCCGGTTCTGCGAAACGCCTTGCTGCTGAAGCTGACCACAATGTTCTTGTAGATAGCCTCATTGGTGAGAGGATCATCAACCCGCGCGGCATTATTGCGCGCTCTGTCCCTGATGATGTTTGCCGCTTTACGCAGCGCTGCACGACCGGATTTATCGCGAGTGACCTGTGAGACGGCATCCAGTTTCCCCAGGACGGAATCAAGGCCGGTCAGGTTTACTTCTACGCCATCAGCCATCGTTAGCCCCCTCTGAACACGGCAGTGTCAGGTATTCCCTGCCGCTCCGGGGGTCAGGTAAAACGCCCTCAATGTTGTAGATGCGGCCACGAAACAGGATCCGATGTTTGCGGGTGACGCCCTCACGGTAACGAATCGTTATCCGGGTGGTAACCTCGCCCTGAGAGGCCTGGGCCGCAATAAACTCACGTGCGGATAAAGCAGCGACTTCGGCCCAAAGGGTTGCGACATCGCGCCAGGTATTAATCACGGCTCCCGTTGTCGTGTTCTGTTCTTTGACGGGTTCCTGCAGGGTGATCCTGTGACGCAATTTTCCGGCCTGCATATCACCCCCTGGGTTTCCCACTCAGATAGGTTTGCTGCTCTGGCGCCTCTTCGAGATCGCCGGCAAGCGACTGGATAATCACATCGGACAGGGCGACGTTAGACTCAGCCAGGCGGTTTATCGCTTCCGTCTGCTCTCGCTGTGCTGCTGTTTGTTCTCTCAGCGCTGCTATCAGCGCGTTTACCAGTTGCTCGTTCATAGGCTATTTTCGTCCACTTTTTTAACCATTCACGCCGACGGAGACACCCTTCACAGGCCATAAATCACCTCAAAGTGGGATATATCGGTAGGGTTCAAGCAACGAAGTGAAGCCGAAGGGGATGCTCATTTTATTTACATCGGAAGCTTCTTCCCTGCTGTTGAACCAATGCCCAACAAGAAGCATCAGCGCCAGGAGGATATCGTCAGCAATTCTTAACCCGTCTGGATCGGTATCAGGCACAGAGTCTTCATGCAGTTTCCGATTAATGAAGTTCTCTGCGCGACGCCGAGCAGCTGTGAAATACAGCGTCAGCAGTTCATCTTCGGTTGCATCGTCAATATCGATCCGACACTGCGCCCGCAACATCTCAATCGTTGTGCTCATGTATTTTCCCTGGCCCGCAGCGAACTGCGGGCATAAAAAAACCGCCGGAGCGGTGGAGGTTGAAGCTGATTATTGCCTTAGCCGCCAGATGCCGGTTTACCCACCAGCGCCTTAATCGCGCCGGTATCTTCCAGTACGCAGTCGAAGCGGTGGAAGGCCAGGAAGCCAGTCTGATCGTACTCTGCGTAACGCTCAACCAGCCGTTTCAGCGTCATGTAAGTGACGCGACGAACGATAAAGCGGTTAAAATCGCCGAAGTAGGCAAATTTGGCACCAGCCGCGATATCAGGAATAGCCTGGTCAACGACATACGGCACCTGCAGAACAGTAGCAGGTGCGCCACCGATAATGTTCGGTAACCAGAGCGGGCGGCCCTGTCCATCCTCCATTTCCTCCACCAGCTGCAACGTTGCATCGTTAAAGGCCCAGCGCACCTTTGGACCGTTACGGTATGCCGGGTCGACAGAGTGCTTCAGGGCGTTCAGCTCTTTCCAGGTAAAGGTGGTCGCTGCTGCGGTATTTTTGGTGCCAGTTACCGACGCAGCCAGCCCTTTAGGCTGCAGCGGGGTGCCGGTGCCGGTCCCTAATACCAGATACTTCGCTTCACCACGTCCGATGCGAGTGGCGATACGCGCGGCCAGGAACGCCTCGATATCTACGCCGCTGTCCTGGAGCAGTTCATTGGATACGCGAATGATTTTAGAGGACAGTTTTTTAGCCCCCAGCGTTGCACCGCCGAAAGACACGTCTTCTTCACTGGTTTCAGTGTTTTCGCCCAGCAGTTCACCTTCTTCAGTGGTACCGTCAGAGGTTGCCCAGTCAATGTCCTGGCCGTTGGCGGTATTCAGAATTTGCGCCACACTGGCAATTCCACCGTAATCTTTCAGTGCTTCGACGATCTTATTGCGGAACTGGGTTGGTACGGTGTAACCCCCTTTTTCATCCGGCGTCGTGCCCTGTGCACGCAGCTCCTTTAAAGCCTGGCGTTCTTCAGCGCTCATCTCGCCAAGACCACGGCGCAAAAACGCATTAAACGCCGCAGCACGGCGTTCGTTAGCCTGTGCTTCCGGGTTTGCTGGATCACGATTCTGCTGCTGGCGCTGTTCCGGCTCGTTTTCGTGGATATAGTCCTGATCCTGGCGGCGCAGTTCCTCTTCGCGTGCAATACGCTCATCAAGGGCGTCAAGCTCCGATTTTGCAGCGTTCCACTGAGTACGCTGCTCATCGGTCCAGGGTGTATCACCAATTTTGTCATGCAGGGCACGCATATCTTTGGCGATGATGTTACGTTTTTGCTTCATTTCATGCAGTTTCATGATTTTTCCTTACGCGTTAAGAAGGGTCAGCAGGCGCTCACGCGCCATTCGTTGATTAATGGCGTTCTTTAGCGCACCGCTGTCGCGCGCCTCCTGCCAGGCTTTCATCGATCGGACGCCGGAGTCGGCCTCCTGATATGCGGGATAAGTCACCGGACTGACATCAAACAGCCGGGAAAACTTCGATATTTCACGAATAACGATCCCTTCATCGTCCTGGTACCAATTTTCACCGTCATGGGATACCCGGAAGGCAAAAGATGACTGGTTAATGTCACCGCGCATCATCGGCGCCAGCACCAGATCGCGGATAGTTTGCGTATCAGGAGCTGTAATGTCGTAACGCAGGCCGCGCTCATCGACAGACAGGGATAGCGTCCCGGCAGCGCTCCGTCCGAGAATAAAGTTGGGGTCATGGTTAAACAGCCCGCGAACATCATCATTCAGCACATCGTCAAATGCTCCGGGCTTGATGATTTCACGGAATCCCCACAGGGGTTCAGAACGGCTGTTGAACACCGAGCCATAGCCCAGAATGCGGGTAGGTTCATCGGTGCGTTGCTCGGCTCTGACCTCCCCGCTGTAACAGCGCGTTTCACGGTCATTCATTGGGCTTTTCCTCGTCGGTTTTAGGTGCCTTAAAATCGTCTGCGGGGTTCGCGGCGTTAACGCTCACCAGCATTTCATCCAGGCCATCTACCGGATTCATGTCTTCGAAGGCTCGCGCTTCATTGCGGCTCATCCAGCCATCAGTGATCGCAAAGTGGTAGAACTGAGCACGTTCCTGCGGGGTCCCGCGTAGCAGGCCTGTCAGGTTAAACCTGACGTAATATCCGGCGGCCAGTTCAGCACGGGTGAACAGACGGCGATTGAGTTCCTGTTCCCAGTTCGTTACCCACGGCATGATCGTGTAGCGGACAAACTGAATGGCCTGCTGCGTAATATTTGAGAAAGTGGCTTTTTCGAGATCGTTAATCATGTGCGCCGGTACATTAAATATCCCGGCAATCATCGACCGGTTCAGCTTCGACATATCAATGATCTGGGCATCAACCGGGGAAACGGTGAGCGCTTTGTAATCCAGCTCTGCCGGGAGAAGCATTGTTTTATTCTCCTGGCTGCGCAAAGCAGCTGTAGCTTTTTGCCACATGCTTTTTAAACGCCCCCAGCTTTCTTCATTCAGCTGGCTTTTCACCGAAATAATGCCAGCGGGTCGCGCATTACCGTTGAAGAATGAACTGGTATAAGCCTGCCCACTCATCCCCATTCCTATCGTCTCGGCATGCTGCATAATTGGGCTAAGCCCCATTTTCTGGTTGTTACCCAGCGCCCGGATATGCACCATATCGTCGGGATTGACGGCAAACGCCCCCTCTTCGTTGTAAACGCCATAGGTATACCGACCACCCGTGTTAAGCAGTGTCGTTTCCCAGGGCATGCAGCATTCCAGCCCGGAAACTTCACCACGACGGGAACGCTTCACCCAGGTGTAACCATTCCCCCAGCCCAAAATATGACGCTGTTTTAGCTCACGCCACTTATAGCTGGTCTGCCACATATTCGGCTCATCGTGAACCAGGTAAAACACAGGGTGATCCCGGGCAGCTTCAACCTTGTTATTGGTTTTCCGCATAACATGCAGTGGCATCTGAGCGATATTCGAAGAGATAACGTAAATACAGGCATACACCGCAGCCAGCTTCATCGCCGTTTGCGGGCTGACAAATACGTCCTGGGCAAACACGTTATCTGTTTCTGCCGACTCACTCGTGATCGGCGTAGCCGGGTTTTCCAGTGGTTCACTGCGAAAAAGAGCATCAAGCAGCATTATTCCCCCTCATTGCCGCTAACAGCGCATAAATGAGTAGCAGGGTTCCCGACATCATCAGAGACATCGCCAGCCCGAACTGGAGATACACGCCAGCAGCAAGCGAACCGAACCCGGTAAGCCCGATAGCATCAGTGATTAAAGTTTTCATAGAAGTAAAAGGTCTTCGTCAGGGTCGATAGTGGACAGGAAGTCAACTTCACCACCACCGTTAACAAGCAGGCGACTCATCGCAATAAACATCGCGACAGGGCCGTCAATTTTGTTTTCTGGGGTGGCCTTGTTGGGGAAAATATTCTCGTTTTTGTCTGGTTTGACGGTGACGTTTGACATCATCCAGGTCATTACCGGATTACCGTCGTGATGAAAACGCCCGGCGTAAATCTTGGCCTCGACTTCCTTCATCGCTTCTGACAGGTTTTTCACCGTCTGAGGGACTTCAACAATCGGTATTCCTTCAGCTGCTACCGACAAAGCAAACTGAGTGGCACTCCAGGGGTCGTACGCGAATTCATTCAGTGATTCACCGCGTGCCCACTCGATCGTTTCCTCTTTAATCACGGCATGGTCAATAACATCCCCATCAGTAAATTCCAGATATCCCGCTTGATTCCATTTACGGTAAAGTTCCGCATGCTGTTTTGTGCAGGCTTCCAGCCGTCCCTCAGGTATCCAGAATCGGGAACGCGCGTAAACATCACCATTTGGGGCAAGCCATACTTTAACCGCGGCTGAAATATCAATTTTGTTGGAAAGATCAACGCCGAGCCACATTGACCAGCTGGCCGTAGTTGAGTCATCCCAGGTATCGCGGCATTTTTCCCAGCGCGACATATCCATCCACGCTTTTTCACCCTGCACCCAGATATTGAGATGCTTGGTAAAAAATCCGACACGCGCCGCCACCTGCTCTTTCGCCTTTTTAGCCAGACGGCGCATATCGTCCCAACGCTTACATATCCCCAGGCCGGGATTTGCTTTCGGCCAGTTTGCCTCGTCGAAAGGATCGTCCCCCTCATCCAGGGTATAAATCAGCGCAAAATAGCTGTCATCCTTAATTGAAAGTGGGTCAGGGTTATCAAAGTTCTTCAGAACCTTGATTGCATAATCACGTTGCTCGTAGCAGATACCTTCTTTATTAAAACCCGCAGTAGTGATTGCAAAAATAAGGGACTGCAGGCGCGCCCCGGTCGCTGTTTCCAGAACTTCCCAGACGTCACGGGTTTTATGTGCGTGCAGCTCATCAACGATCCCGCAGTGAATATTAAGGCCGTCGAGGTTATTCGCATCACTGGCTACAGGTTCGAATTTTGAGCCCGTCCGCTCCTGGTGAATATTTAGCTTGTTACTACCAAACAAACGGCCCAGTGTTTTCGGAGCCAACTTAATCATGCGCTTCGCATCATCAAACACGATGCGGGCCTGATCCCTGGTTGTTGCTGCGGAATAAACCTCAGAACCACCCTCACCGTCGGCACCAGTCATATAAAGCCCGATGCCAGACGAAAGCGTTGATTTTGCATTTTTACGCGCTACTTCGTCATAGGCGGTACGAAAGCGACGCACAAACATGGGGTCGCCATCGTCGTCAAGAATGCTCTCAAACGTTATTTCATCTATCAGCGGGACGACAAACCCGAAAAGGTTAATCAGGATGAAGGTGTGCCAGTCCATCAACTCGATCGGCTTGCCGGTCAAGTGCCCCTTCACATGGGGGACGAAGTTATAAAAATCGAGAACGTGCTGGGCGCGGCCTTCATCAAAATAAACACCGCGCTCCGGGCCGTGCTCTAAATCATGAAAGAACCGCTGGCACGCAAGACGCACCAGTTCGCCAGCAACGATATCGCCAGATACCACGCGCTCGGCGTAGCGAAATCCATCTGCAACGGTTGCCATTCATCATTTGCGCTTTTTAAGAAATTCTTCCAGTGGGTCGGCTTCTGCCGGGACTTTTGCACCAACCTTTGATCGGCTGGCAGGTGTCATGCCGAATTCGCTCAGCATCGCTCTGATCCGTTTCCACGCGTCAGCCTTCATGACTGCTGCAGGGTGCGGTTTTATCATTCTGATTTCCCGCTCCCCTCCTTCATCTGAATCATCTTCGCTGTAGACGGCATAGGTGTAACCTTCACGATCAAGAGTGTCGCAGTGATGCCGGTATTCAACATAGGCTTCGATCAACAACTCCAGCGCTTTAGCATCCAGCGTGGTCAACACGCCGACGGCATCAAGTTCCTCACCAATACGCTTGAACCAGTACTTACCCTGTTTATCGAAATGTTTCGGTATTGGGGGGACCCCTGACGGGGGTTTTGGCTCGTTCTTATTGATCGGGCGTTTGGATGGGTTCCCCTTCACTAAAGCCAGATGTGTCGGGGTTTTCGGTGGTCCTGGCATAATCGAAAACTCCTATTAATCATTGGATGGGGGACCCCAAAAAAAAGTTTTCTAACCTGCGGCGGTGTGAAAAAAGGTTAGGCGGCGGTCCTTTGGGCCTTTGCCGTCAGGGATTTGACCCCGCCCCCCTCTGCCTCGCCTCAAATGAGAATCTATATCATTTGATGCGTTCGCGCCCGGTTTTCGTTCGATGGCAGGGCCAGCACAGGCTTTCGAGGTTCGAATCGTCATCGGTACCCCCATGAGCCTTGGCCTTGATGTGGTCAACCGTCTTTGCTGCGACAGCTCGCCCGCTGCGAAGGCAGTTCTGGCATAAATGGTTGTCGCGTTTCAGGATGCGCGCACGCCTGATATCCCACTGGCTACCGTAGCCACGCTCGTGTCGACTCTTTCCCTGCTGGTGCTGTTGCCAGCCTTCATTGCGGTGCTTTTCGCAGTAGCCTGAGCGGTCGGTTGTTGTGCCTGCGCATCCACGCTTGCGACAAGCTCGGGGAATTAGTGCGGGCATGATTAAGTCCTTATGATATTTGCATTATCACAGGCACTCAGTGAATGCCTGCTGTAATGCCTTAACTGGCCTGCTCAGCCGCGGTATCAAACAGCGCCAGCGCTTCGGTCGACTCCTGAACGGCTTTGATGGTCCGCGCCACTACTTCGGATTCAGTCGTCACGCGACTGTACTGCTGGATGAACAGCTGATATTTGAGCTGGCTATCCTGAACAAACGCAATCGCCTCTTTTGCGGCTGCTGTGTCGTAGTTCAGGGTGGAAAGCAGATTCAGTCGAATCTGTTCTGCAGGTGTGATCTCTGCCATGTGTTACCTCTGTGCGATGTGGGGAGCATTATCGAAGCCGCACGGTAGCGGCACTGATCGAATATCAGGATGTTACAAAAAGTTACGCTCGCTTATCTTTGAGTTTCCACACAGCAAAATAAGGAGCTTTTATGTCTGTTGATAATCAGAAACTTTTCCAGAAAATCGTCGAGGAGCTGGAATCACTCAAAGGTGAGACCGAGGTACTATCTATCGCTATATCTTGCCTCTTCAGCGAGATGCCATCAGATAGCGTCAGTAAAGTGAGGGTTAAATTCACAAAGGCCGTGAATGAACTAAACACCCTTAAACCAGCAGCAGCTCCTAGTCGAAGGAGGTCGCGTCAAGACGTGTATTCAAAAGCGCTATCAATGATGACCAAGCCTGAATAATTTCGGCATCAAGGTTGCTAAGGAATACGCTTCGGGCATCCTGCGTGTTCCTTTCCTCTTCTGGCTTTAATGCTGCCGGCACTGCGTCAGAGATGTTGATCGGCAGGCTGAGGCTTCTCAGTTCTGCTTTGAGCAGGCGAACCTTTTCGATTACTGAATAAATGGCGTTGTCATCAATTTCAATTACGAGTTTTCGTTCTTTCATAGATACTCCGTTCCGGGCATAAAAAGTCCCGCTATTGCCAGTCATCACGATTGAAAGTTGCCACAGAGTAGCGGGCAACATTTCTCCGCTATACTGTTAAATCGCCGAGTTCAACAGAACAGGAATGAAAATATGATCGATCATTACTATGTAACTCATGCTCAACTCCTGGCGCTGAGAAACGTTGTTGCTTTTATTGTGCAAACGATGCCTGAAGAACAAAAAGAGAGTGTCCTTCAGGTTTTGAAAAAATTTGCTGAAATAGAATTAATAGATGGTATCGACGCGCCGCCTACGAGTGATATCACCCCGAAAACAGTTGAGAAGTTAAATAAAGCCTACAAGGCAATCTTCAATGACATTATCGATCTTTCAACGCCTGGCAGGAAATCTGCTTCAGCAAGCTACCTGCAATAGCTCTCGACCTTATCTCCATGATGGCCAGAACCTTCTTGTCTGGCCCTTTCTCAAGTTTGCTCAGCCGAAATTCAATATTCTTTGTCTTGGTCATCGTGTAACCCTGCCGGTTAGTTGCGGGCAGTTAGCCTGCACTGATTTGTTTTGCGCCAGGATGTCACGCTTGGTCTGCTTATCCAGCACGTCGATATCGTGGTCAGTCAGGTAGATGATCCGCACCCAGCTGCAGGCCGTGTCAACGACTACCGGGGCGGGTAAACTTTTCGCGCAACTCCCGATCAACATCGTCATCGCCCATACGCTTAACGTCTTCCTGTACATCGCTGGCCCCTTTCGTGACTTCAGCACGGCGTTCTGCCGCGGCGACAGTAGCAGCGGCGTTCTCTTCGGTACGTTGCTGATCAGCTTTGGCTTTCGCCTTACTGGCCCCGCGAGCATGACCAATGCCGAACGCGCCAGCAATAGCACCCAGGATGACGACCACCAGTCCCGCGATAATTTCAAAGCTCATTGCTGCTCCTTCAGTTCGTCGGCCTTTTCTTTCAATGCTGGCTGGCGTACGTATTGCGATAGTACGGCCAGCACCACCAGCGCAGGGCTAATCAACGCAACGATGTTTGGCGGCAGGATGTTTTTGATATCCGGCGGCAGCACCGCCCAGGCGTGCAGCGCAGCATCCGGGAACGACTGCGCCCATACACCAACCAGCGCGCCGATAGCTCCCAGCTTTACAGACCACGTTTTCAGCAGCAAGCTGGCATGCCCTACGAACTCCAGCCGGGTATATTTGCGCAGAAGTAACAGAACGAGCACAGCCACCAGCACAAGCAAAGCGAAAATGATCATCTTCACAGGACACGCTCCTTAACCCAGCCGTAGAGAAAATCCTCGTTGGCTTCGCGGCCCTCCGCCAGTTCGAGGTATCTGGCACCCTGGCTGCAGTTCAGCGCACGCAACAGAACCTGTTCACCCTCTTTCCCGCGGGCGGAAAGGTATCCCTTAAGCGCGGTGATGGTTCGGGGACCAATGGCGCCATCCGGAATCAGATCGGGATACAGCTTTCCGCGCATATTCATTGCGGTCAGCCAGCGCTGGAAAAACTTACTGGCTACAGATGGCCCCATGTTCACGCCAGTGTCGCAAAGCTCATCTGCCAGTAACGTAGATAGAGCTGCCACCTGGTCAAACCGGGGGCCGGTCCAGTAATCGCTCACCAGGATTTGTTTTGCTGTTTCCCTGGGCAGGTTTCGCATATCACCGGTGTAGCCATGTGCACGTGCGGTGGTTTGCGTGATGCCCCAGCGGGTTGGCCCGCCTTTATCAGAGGGATGATCGACATAACCGCCCTCTTTTCCGAGGATCCCCTCGATAATCTGGTCTGCTGTCATTGTGCTTTCACTCCGGTGATTCGTTCCCAGAAATACGTGAGCGCTACGGAACCCATAGCACCACTGATACCGGCAGTGGCCAGTATCATGTAAATACTCAGTCCACCTTCAATGCTGATGAGCCCACCAATGACCCCGGTAAAAGCCGAAACCACAATCTGCGCAAAAGCATTTATCCAGCTCCATTTTGCTTTGCCCTGCTTCACATCCATCAGGAATCGGACAAGGCCGCCCCAACCAGCAATGATCAGCAGAGCCAGCCAGGACATCCCGGCAATGCTCTCTTTGTCTTGCATACGTTTAGCCATAGTTACCGCCTCCGATGAAAGATCGGGAAGCTGTGTGTTTGAGAAGGGTCAGGCCCGTCGGGCTGGATTTAACAACGAAGCGTATCGATGATGATTCCCGCGGGACCTGATAATAAAAAAGCCACGCGAATGCATGACCTGTAATTACGGACGTTTGTTTACAATTCAGAAAGCAATGACTAACATTTAAAAACTGAGAGGTTCTGGAGCTCTCAGTCTCCTTGTAATGATTGTCCCGTATATTACGGCCCGCTCTCCAATGCGGGCTTTTTTTCACTTAAAGAAAAGGCTCGCCGAAGCGAGCCTGCCACTGTTGATTCTAATTTTGAGAGGGCTGTGGTTCCGGGCGCCTCCCGGTGGCTTGTTACCAGTAATCAGAGCCACAGGCATATTCACAGGAACATAAACTGGGTTACCCCTCCGCACAGGGGGTCCACCTTGTCCACAACCATAGTAAAAAATTTGTCAGAAATATAAAGGGTGGATGCTTGAACAAAACTGGATGCAAGCTCCCTTAAACCATTGAGCGGCACGTTTCTGCGCAGCGAAGGCATGCTTCAGAACATTTCTGGCAGTGTTCTGCTTCGTGTTTACCACATTCTTCACCGCATTTTTGACAGATTTCTGCACAGACCTGACATAACGATTTAGCAAATTCACTGTCAAGGGTCATAAATTGTGCTGCAAGTCGACAAATATTCGCACATTGCATATCAAGTCTGATGCACTCGCGCATCATATCCACCTGTTCTTCTTTCAGACAGGAAGCAGCACAATAATCACAGGCTGTCGCGCATTTATAGCAGACTTCAATACACTCAGCATAGTTAACTGGCATAGTTAGCTCCTTTCAGTTGTAAGCAGAAAGTAAAGCATGGTTGCTTGATTGCGATTATGCCAGTGTGAGTAGCCGTTATTCCAAATTCGCTTAAACGTCTAGGATAGGTAACATATTCGAATAACGGCTTAATTCAGCGAATAACGCACTGGCCGACATTACAAAGGGGAATGTAAGACTTCCTGGTTAAGCCTCGCCGTTATCGCAGGTCAAATCTCCCTGTACCAAGTGCAAAGTATTGATCACGGTCGCGCCCGCTACATCTTCGATTACATTAGGAAAACTTCATGAGTTTTTAAATTGGCTTAAGTAATGAAAAAACCCCGCAAGGGGCTTCTTGTTTAAATCTTTTAGGCGTTACTTCACATGATTAGAAGCATACAGGACAACTTTATGCAAAGTCAACTCTATCGTGCAAAAAATTGCCGCCATCTGTTTCGATCACATTAATAACAGGTCGCCTTCTCAAATTCAGCCGCGGCCTGTCTCTCTCCTTTGTGAAGCGTATCCACCAGCCCTTCATAGAACGGCTTCCAGTTGCGTGACCACGAAGACTGATGGAGATCCGGGAGGCGCTTCAGAATGGCGCGGTGTACCGTCGCAGAGGGTACAACAGAGAAGCCATTACCAGAGCAGCGTTCACATGTTTTGAAAACCGGTGCGCCAAGTTCTTTGGTCGCTTTGCGATCTAAGACCTCCCCTTTACCACTACACCTGCATCGCGCATGGATCACTTTCTTTCCTCCGCACACTCCACAGACCCTTTTCACCAGTTCATTTCTAATCTTTGGGGCCTTCACTTCGACACCGTCAGCATCGAAAATACCAGGGTGCTTAATTACATCTTCATGGCTGGAAATAAACCCGGTACCGCTGCAGCTGTGACACGTTGCACTGGTGGCCGCCGAACGTGAGTATTCCGCAAAGGCAAATTGCGCCAGCGTCAACATGCAGGCGCCGAGCTTGTCACCAGCGGCTTTGCGGACATTTTTAGGAGCGTTTTTGATGGCAAACTGCGCCAGCGCCTGAATTGCAAGCTGTTCGTCCGTCTTACTGATGCCAGCCTTACCGAAGAATGCCGCCAGCCCGAACCGCGCCCGACTGCTGGTCACCCCGATCCCGGTCATAACGTCTGTACCGTTCAGACGATTCGGTGATGTGCTTTTCACGTCGTCGCTGATGTGCATGCCCTGAGGGCTGAAGTGTTTGAGGGATGCTTCCAACTTCATGCGGCCACCTTTCTGTAAAAAACCAATTCCCTGACCTGATCGCCATTCAGAAGCAGGTCGTTAAAATCGCCATTGTCACACCACCTGACGCTGACCTTCCGGATGTCGTTTCTCGCCAGTAAATTCTTATGTGCGCATGCGCATGCCGCAGCGTGACCCGTGGCAGAGTGCGGATCCATATCGGTGAAAATAATCAGGTGGTTAACGCCTGACGGAGCGACAAATTTCGACATGAAGTTGGCATTGATAACTGACCATGTGTTGACTCCATACAGCTGCTTGCAGGAAAGAGATGTCTCTATCCCTTCAGCAATCCCCAGAGTGGAAGCTACAGGAAACAACCGGATGGCGACGGATGAGGCCCCCTTAATCACAGACTCATCCTGAAGCATCAGTTGCTTTTTAGTGACATTCACACTGGCTTTCTTCTCACCATCCAGCAGCGTGCGATGCAGGTAACAGAGATTAGACTTCTCATCCGTAACGAGTGACCAGATGGCCTGAAGCCGCCCCCTTCCACCGCTGACAGGCTGGCTGGCGCAATATCTTGAAGTATCTGCAGACGGAAGCGTGAAAATGCCCCTGCCGTTAAGGTAACCCTGGGCCGGTGTGTCTTTCAGCGACGGCATCCGGGAGAACTGGCGCAGAACCGCCTCGCGCTCCTGGTCAACGGTTTTGATTTGTCGCTGGCGCGGGACTGCCTCCTTCCCTTCCCATACGTTGCCGATAATCTGATCCACTTCTGCATACAACTCAGCAATGTTTTTACTCTGTGTCAGGGTGAGAAGCTTCCAGCCATCGCCGCTGCCGCAACTGCAGATCCAGGTGCCTCGGTTATCTTTGTTGTCGCAGCGGTATTTGCCGGCTCTCCCGCATACCGGACAGGCTTTCGACCAGTGTTTCTTTCCGGTCACTGGCGGCAGCCCAAATGCTTTGAACACTTCTGGCCAGCGTCCGATAACGGCATCTGTCGTCTTCATCAGGCAGCACCTCGTGATTTACTGAACGCAATAAATTTGGATTTGATGTAACCCCGGACCTCAGGCCCGGTTTCCATCGGGAAATTTGACAGGCCGTTTGGCCACTCACCGAACTTGTCCCGGAAGGTATGTGCGCACCAGCCATCGCTCAGAGGCTTACCTCTGAGCTGGCGCTGTTGTTGATAACCCTTAATCTGGCTCCACCAGGACTGTTTATCGCTGCGGGTGTAAATCTTTTCTTTGCGGCTAAGGCGGTGCAGTTTTCTTGATCCATCGGTCTCCACGTTTTCCCCACCGACAGGCTTAAACCCACATTTCGGACACACGTAAACCCCGGCCGGTTTAATGAAATGGCACTGCCTGCACTCCTTTGGTTTCTTCTCTGTTTTTTCGGTTTCGTTGTAACCGCTGGCGGCTTTCATGCCATCGTTTTCCCCCGGCAGATCGTCATACTCGATATCGTCCGGATAACCAAGGCGATGGATGCTCCCGCTGTGGTCGAAAATAAGACAGTGATCTTTCCCGGGTGCCGTGCGCAATCCGCGTCCGAGGACCTGGAGCCAACGCATTTCGGATTTGGTCGGGCGGGCGTATATGATACAGCGCACGTCACTGTCAAAACCGGCAGTCAGCACGCCAACATTGACGATGATTTTTGTTGCCCCCTGCTCGAAGCGATGAATTATCATCCGACGCTCCTCGGGCGGGGTCACGTCAATCATGATTTCAGCAGTCACGCCTGCGCGGTTAAATTCGGCGGTGATGAAACCTGCATGAGACTGATTGACGCAAAAGCATATCGTCGGTCGATCTTCGCCGTTCTGCAGCCAGTTTGTCACGATATCCCCGACCAGCGTCGAGTCACCCATGATTTCCGCCAGCTGGTCTTCGTCAAAGTCCCGACCGAAGCCTCCTCTGGCTGTGGTTTTAACCCCTTTCAGATCCGGTGTGGTTGGCGCATAAAACTCGTAGGGACTGAGGTCGCCGATCTGAATAAGCTCTTTCATCGTGGTGGGTTTAATCAGGCGCTCGTAGTATTGGCCCATCCACGGTGAGAACGGCGTACCAGAAAGCCCTACTACACGAATATCCCGGTCCCGGATGATCTCCAGCAGGCCGCGACGTTTCATGTGGGCCTCATCGACAATCAGCAGGTCGATATTATCCGGAAAATCCCGGCGGATCAGTGTGTCGGCACTGGCAATCTGAACCAGCCGTTCCGGGTCGTGAGGTTTGAAATCACGCCATACGTAACTGATCTCGTCTTCCGGAATGCCATACTGAATGAACCTGTCGGCAGTCTGCCGGACGAGAGTTAAGTACGGGGCAACAAACATGGTGCGCTTACCGCTATCCAGTGCTTTATCAGCCAGATAGGCAGAAATGAACGTCTTGCCATAGCCGACTGGCGCGTACAGCAGGAATGTGCGATAGTTGTGCCAGTCATCGTGAAGCATCTGCAGACCGGTGACCTGTTTAGCTTTAGGTTTCAGGTTAAGCATTACGTTTAGTCTCCGCAGTACGGGCGGGTTGTGTTGTGAGCACTTCCCGCTTTTTGTTTTTATCTCTGTCGTTCTGGATTGCCTGGCGTCCTATCGAATCGTGTTCATCGTCAACGGGTGCCACACCGACGTAAGCCGGTACAAGGTTTTCCGATGCCGGGTTAAATACGTAACGAACTTTCTTCGCTGCCCCCCGCTCCATCGTCATGTAGAGCGATGAGCGCATTGCGTTATCGTATCCACCCCAGATGATCGATGGGTTGATAGCGAAAACTGTCGGACCGGCGCGGCGAACAAAACCGCCGTCTTCAAGCGCTTTAATCGCCCGCCGAACATGACGGTCTGAACACTCCAGTTCGTGAGCAAGCACGGCCTGATCCACCGCCACCGCCCCGCTGTTCATATCAGCGTTTTCCGCGAGGTACAGAAACAAATCTGCAGCTGCCTTGTTTTCACGCAGCAGGACGCGGATCTGTTTGCAGCCCTGACGGAACAGGCGGAGAAAATCGAGTTGTTTATTGGTGCTCTCGCTGCTCATTTTTCAACCTTTTTGCTGCTTTTTGTCCTGAAAAAGGACATACAATGTCCGGGAAATAGCGTAACCAGTTGTTTTTAAATGGAAATTTCAAAGTGTCTCAAAATGTCCGGTGACCGGACATATAGTGTCCAAATACTGAAAAAATAAAACTTTAAATCAATCACTTAGAATTCGTCCTTCTTATATCTTTTACGCGCGTACACGTAGTCTCGATCCGCCGTTGACCTTTCCCTTGGGTTTGCCCTTGTGCAAACATCACCTCAGTAACACTTGCCAGGAGACATGTTCCCTCGTTCGTCATCGCCTGATATCCCATAATCACCACCACTTCTCAGTCGCCTGCTCTGGCTGGATCTCAGCAGCTGCTCCGGCTGGGGAGTGTGTGCTGGCCAGTGTCGCTTTTTCAGTCAATCCCATAGCCGCCGTGTGGTACCGGCCCACAAACAGGCGAAGGCGAGTATTGGCAGCATGCCGCGCCCGATTTTCCTGCCGATAACTCACAGGCTCAGCATCAAACGCCAACTGATAAACTTCCGAATAGCGCACCTGCGCCTTCTGCCGCATAGCGACTGGAAGTAGGCCTAGCTGCTCCTGAATCCACTGAGCGTCTGCCTGGCTGTACAGCACTGGCATTTCAACCCTGACGAAATCCTGTTGCATTGCTTACTCTGCCCGCTTCGCAATGAGGTAAAAAATCCCGCTTATTGGGTCATACCTGATGCTACGTGGCAGCAACTTCAGGAAGTAGCGCGGATCAGGCATAGCGGTTGACTGTTGTGACATGTCACACCTCTGCAGTTCGTGGCATCCCATCAAGCTCGCTTGGATACAAGTCAGGGCGAACCTGATGAGGGGTAATGGCCCAGCCGACAAATTCGCAAAGTTTCAATACAAAGCGAGCAGGGATTACAGACTTAGCAAACCACTGATTCACTGCCTGGGGAGTTACTCCCAAGCCTTGAGCAATCGCTCTTTGGGAAGTAATGGCACACAATTTCACCCGAATCTCTTCGTTCATAAATCACCATCAAGTTAAACTTTATTTGAATGAGTCTATATCAAGATTTAATTAACATGCAAGAAGTAAAACCATGCGTTAAACTTGAGATCAAGCATTGCTTTAGATAATGGCTTTAATGAAACTTTTGGAGAGATACAGTGGCCACGGCAAACATGATTCAAGAACTTCTGAAGGAAAAAGGGTGGAGTAAAGCCGAGCTGGCTCGTCAGTTAGGGGTTAGCACGCAGACGGTTGTCTACTGGACGAAGGGAGACACTGTCCCAAGGGGTAAGAGATTAGCCCAGCTTTCTGAAATCAGTGGTTACCCACAATCCTGGTTTCTGGGTGAGGGACAACCCGCCACCTTCCCTGCGTCCGCTCAAAAAGGAGACACTGATAGCGTTAAATTCAAAGTATTAGATATTGAATTCAGTTGTGGTGATGGAGTTAGCGTGAAAAGTGACTTCATTGATGTGGTCCGCTCCATAGAGTTGGACCCCGAGTACGCTCGTCAAGTTGTAGGCAACAGACCCTTCAAGAACATTGAGATTGGCAATGCCAGGGGTGATAGCATGTCGCCAACAATAGCACCGGGTGATTTATTATTTCTAGATAAAACAATAACATACTTCGATGGTGACGGGATTTATGCTTTTTGTTTTGAAGGTGAATGTTATGTAAAGAGGCTGCAAAAAATAGGCAGCAAAATTGTAGTATTATCTGACAACTCGAATTACCAATCTTGGAGCATCGAGAAGGATGCCTTGGATATGCTCTACATCCAGTCAAAAGTTATCTCATCAGTTCCTTTCAACATTAACAGATTCGGTTAATTATTGATAGACAACGGGCTTTTGCCCGTTCCTACCTTTTAAATCTACCTATACCCAAAAAAAACAATCAAGTTTAACTTGACTGCATAAAATCATAAAGCTAACCTCTCACTATCAAGTTTAACTTGATTTAGTAAGCGCTCAATACTTGTGTGAGGTGAACAATGAAAACTCCAATCCAAATGCTTGAAGTGTTTGTATCAGACATAATAGAAAACACTGTTCTTCTGGAGGAGATCTATAAAAAAAGTAACGAGAATTACGAAACGGATTGTTCTATAAACAGCCTAATACGTTCAATGCAAAAGACCGTAGATAACATGAACGGGTATATTAAGAGTCATATTAATTCAGTCAAACCCTGCATACCTGTAGCGGCCAGAAACGATCTGGCTGATGATATATTCGATGTGATTCTTACTGCTAAAAAACTTGAAGCAGTCGCGCAAACTTATAGTGAGTCTTTTTTTACTGACGAGGACAATGACAACCCCGCGTGCCATATGTCAGCTGTGATATTTGACTATGCTCGTGAACTTTGCACTGATCTTAAGGCTATCGAGAATAAAATAGGCTAATTACGAAACCAGTTTAGAACGGCCTTGGGGTGCCGGGGGTTCTTGCCCCCTAAATATTGCGAGGTATTTGTTATGAGTTTCATTATTGACCGCAACGCATATAAAACCGCCCTGCTTTATGCAGCTAACGGGCACGAAATAATAGCAGGCCTTTATCTGCGTAAAGCCTACGGGAGGTAATTATGGGTATGCAGCGCCGCCAAGATATTCAGTGCGTCACCATTAAGGCTGAGCAACTTAACTTCCTTATGCAGACAATTTTTACACATCATAAGGACTTTGACTGCCATCAACTTGATGGGGTTTTAGGTCTTGCATATATGACCTTGCTGGCGAGGTCTATTCATGGATGGAAAAAGAGGAAAAGATTGTACAGCAAAATGAAGAACACAAAAGAAGGGGTAATTAGATGAGTAACTTAATTACTACCTATCGCCGCCGAATTTTAAAAGCAGCCTTGTTACGCCACCAGCGAAAGACTGGGAGTAGCTTACTTGTCATTAAGCTTAACAAGGGTGGGATTAGTACTATCGAATTAACTGAGATTCTTCTTGATGGATTGTTGCGGAAATTCGAGCGACTGGCTCTCGGTGAATACGGAAATGTGGAAGGCGTGAAAGCTCTTAAGGGAATTTACAGCAACTCTGTTGATGTTAATGGCAGCGGCGAATTCCTCACAGAAAGCGGGAAAGAGTTAATCGACGAGCTTATTTCTGAACTGGTGGAGTTCGTCAAAAAGCAGAAACCAGTTACTGCGGAGTCCGGCAATGAATAACCAGCAAACAATGCTCTATCAGGGTGTGCTGATCCCCCGCCCCGTGTTGAACGTGGATCTGCATGTCCTCCCTGATTTTACCGGGCGGGTAGTCGTGCACATCGAGAACGGGAGGGTGATATGCGACCGCCAGCTGTTCGACGACGAGCACATTTGCTCACTGGCCACGTTTATCGAAATGGCGCGCGAAATGGAACTGAGATTTGAGGAGGTAGCTGGTGGCACTGACAGCAATACGAATTCCTGAGAGGGTTCACCTGCAGGCGCTGCAGGTCCTGCTGCGGTATCGGCGCCGGCGGATATTCCCGCGGCGAATGCGCCGCACCGGCTACCTCAGCCTGAAGGTTAACCCACGCTGGCGCCTGTTATCGAAAGACGATGGCCGGAACTGGGAAGTTATGAGTCATGAAACCTATAACCGGGAGAAAGACAAATGATTGACAACAGAACTGTCAGCGCCATTGACCTGGCGTTGCAAAAGCACCCAACGCCAGTTGGTGATCTGTTCGCCGCGATCCGCCACGGACGCATGAAGCGGTGCTTCAGCCGGGATACCGCAATTCGTTACCTGGCGTTCTTCATGACCTCCCGAGCTTTTGGGCGTTCTGGTTTCAAGCAGCGTTATCCGGACGTGCAGGTAATTCATCCACTGAATCCAGAACTGAGTAGCTGGCAACGTGGCGCCGTGACCACTGAGTATTTTAACGCCCACCAGCGCACCGTTCGCCGGCTGCGTCGCATCCTCGCCCGCAAAAGAGAAATGCAAAAGTGGTGCAAAAAGTGGGATGCCATGCACGACCGCTACGTGAAAGAGCGCGAAGAACTACAGGCCTGTAAGCCTGGAGGGCTGAGTCGATGATTGCTTACTTACGCGTTGTTCTATCGGTGGTGATTGTCGCCAGCGTTTATGGGCTGTTCGTTCCGATCCTCATTTCGATGAAGGACACGACAGCAGTTATATCCGGTTTTGCCCTGGCGATTCTGACCCCGCCGTGCATCTACGCCATTTGTAAGGGTCTTGTGCTTACCGTAACGAAGGAAAAGAAATGAAAAAAGCAATTATGGCTTCAATTATCGCACTCTCTGCTATCGGCCTTGTTGGTTGCGATCGAGTTGAGCCCGGCAACGTGGGTATCAAGGTGAATAAGTTGGGTGACGATAAAGGCGTTGGTGAAGTCGTCGGAGTCGGCCGCTACTGGACCGGCTGGAATACCGAGGTTTATATCTTTCCGACCTTCAAGCAGATGAAAACGTATGAAGACGCTTTCAACTTCCAGATGAGCGATGGCACCACCATCGGCTACCACATCGGGGTCGCGTACAAGGTTGATCCGACCAAAGTTACAACCGTTTTCCAGACCTACCGTAAAGGCGTGGACGACATCACCGACACCGACCTGCGGCAGAAGATTGCTGACGCCCTTAATCGTCTCGCAAGTCGGATGAGCACCGATAAATTCATTGACGGCGGGAAAGCTGAGCTGCTTGAAAACGCACTGAAAGAGATCCAGTCCGATATGGGGCCTGTTGGTATCCAGGTTATCAGCCTTTCTTACGTTGGCCGTCCGGAATACCCGCCGACAGTGATCGAAAGCATCAACGCCAAAGTTACGGCCAACCAGAAGACGCTGCAGCGCGAGCAGGAAGTTAAACAACGTGAAGCTGAAGCCAACATGTTGCGAGCCGAAGCCGATGGCCAGGCGGATGCAAAGCTGAAATTGGCTGAAGCAGAAGCAAAGTCTATCCAGATCCGTGGGCAGGCCATGCGTGAGAACCCTGAAGTACTGCAACTGGAGGCCATCAACAAATGGAATGGCACCCTGCCCCAGTACATGACCAGCGGAACAAACACCCCGTTTATCCAGGTTAAATGATCCACCAGCCCGGCGACAAGCCGGGCACATATGAGAGGTTCGCAATGCTTCAGAACATGCTTAACCCGGAACCAACCTCAACAGGGATCCGGTCTGGAAACCGGGTGATTGGCTACTCCGCTGCTATTCGCCTGCTGGATAACGGTCGCTATGACAAACACCTTGCCGATGGAATGGAAATTCTGGCCTGCATCATGGAAGCGGTAGAAAGCAACTGGATCACGCTCAATATCGAAAAAGAGTTGATCCTCTGGCGCTGGCTACTGGCTGCCGTGTTCATCACTGAGGAGCTGGAGAAAAACGGAACTGTCGACGTTCCGAATGATAATGGCGGTGTTGATACTGCCGTTATCTATTCCGGCGAACATGGCGCCATTAGCGTCTACCCGGGACCTGAACGCTTTGCACTCGCCAACCATATTGAGCTGGGGGCAATAGAGAAATATGGGCCAGAGGTTGGCCAGCAGCTGGCGCTGCGGATGTATCAGGACATGGTTATTGCTGACGAAGAATTTGGGTTCAGGTTATCAGCACTTGGCCGGGAGGGGCTTAACCTCCTCCATGACAGCTTTATCGAACACATCCAGATCGAAGGTGTGCCAGAAGCACCGATTATGCATTGAGGGGAATGATGATGAATAACTTGATCACTAACAAACCATCCATGACCAGCCTTGAAATCTCCGAATTAGTTAATAGTCGTCATGACAGTGTGAAACGTACCATTGAACGGCTGGTAGATGCTCGCGTTATTGTCCAGCCACCGTTGGTGGACGAACCCGGAACAGACTCTATGGGGCGTCCGCGGACAATGCAGGTATTCCGCTTCACAGATGAGCAAGGCAAACGCGACAGCATCATTGTGGTCGCGCAACTCAGCCCCGAGTTTACCGCCAGGCTGGTAGATCGCTGGAAAGAACTGGAAGAGGAGCGCTCGCGTCCAAAATCACAGGCCGAACTGATCGCAGAAATGGCCCTTTTGAATCTCGAGCAGGAACGCCGGCTGTATCAGGTAGAAGAACAGGTTGAAACCGTCGCGGAAGCTGTCGAAAACATTAAGCGTGGAAATATGCGGGCCGGGTATGTCGGTTATCGCCAGGTGGTCGCAAAAAGCGGCATGACCGATGCCAAGTGCCGAAACCTTGTTAACGCATACCGTATCCCAACCGATACGCACGAGTTCATGACGCCTGATGGTCTGCTGTCTCGCCGGGCGATCGTGGAGTTTGAACCTTTTATGAAAGCATTCCGCCAAATGATGGCAGAAGCCGAACCACGTGGGGCCCGTTGGTATCACCCGAAAATGGGGCTGTTTCAGGCTATTGGGTGGGAGGAAAAACATTGTGAAGGTTGAGTTTAATGATCAAGGGTCGGTTTCAGTTATCACGGTCACCAGCTCTGTATTTGAGTTCCGCCGACACAACCGGGCGATTGATGTGGCGTTGCTTCTCACGCCTGAAATGACCAGCCAGAGCAGCGGTTTTTTCATTATGAAAACGATTTTAAGTGGCAAGACAATGCACGCCCTCCGGGCTTACAAACATCTGATCAGGGAGGCTAAGCGATGAGCATCACACTCGAAAATGGACGTATTAACCTTGATTCCCTGGTAACAATTGAAGATAACTTGCGCGGACTCTCGCTGGCGAACAGGACGCTGGACAGTATTAAAGACCAAATGTCTCAGCGTTCCGATAAAAAATCAGACTGGTACAGACGGGCTACAGTTGCGCACAAATCATGGTTCTGGGCTCGCTCACGAATCTGCGAACAACTGGCTATTTTGCGCCGTCAGGAAAAGGACGTTAACCGTCTTCGCTGGCAGTATGAAAATGAAGCCCTGATGGCGAAACTGAAAAGCCAGGTGAGCAAAGAGGTTTTCAGTGAGTGTTTGCGCCGGGCAAAAATTAAAGCTGAACAGCGACTGGAGCAAGACTTTCGTGCTGCGATGATTGAGGTGAAGTGATGGACTGGCCTACAGCGTTTTGCACTGTCGGTTGTGCGTTAGCCATAGCCTGGTGCTTAAGGAGCTAATCGATGAATCGTGAATTTGAATTGTGGCGCCACTGTCGTGGCCTGATTGTGGTATGAGGTGAAGATGAACACGATGTTTTTGTTAATGGCCGAATACGGGTCTGCTACGGTTCCGCTCAGCCAGGTATGTGAAAAGTATTTTGGGCTGAAACCGGCAACAGCGGAAAAACGCGCTGCGATGGGCGAGATCCCCATTCCAACGTTCCGAGCCGCGGAAAGCCAAAAAGCACCGCGCATGATCCACATCCAGGACCTTGCGAATCACATTGATGCGCAGCTGAAGAAAGGCCGGGACCTCCTGGAAAAGATGAAAAGCGATCATTAG